GATCCCGGGAGACGCTCGCCAAGCTGCTGACGCAATTCTTCTGCACTGACCTTGCCCTTGGAAAATACCTGGGAAGTCGCTCTCATCGCCGCTTTCATATCTTCTAGGCTTCCACCAGTACCTCTAATACCAGCCGCTATAGATTCAAATGCCTTTTGTGCATCTTCAACAGACAATCCAGCACCTTTAACAGAAGCCGTTAATGAAGTGAACTGCCTAACGATGACATCTTGAGGTATCGCTAATTTTTTACTTGTTTTTCCTAAAAATTCTTGAGCTTTATTATATTTTACTGTATCTCCGACAACCAGCTTCAGGGCTTTCCTTTGCCTAGCTAAGGCTGCACTATAAGAAGTCGTTTCTCCAATTGACTTCCTAACCATAGAAACCTGAGCACCAATAGCTGCACCAACTGCTGCACCAGCAGGGCCTCCACCCACTACTGCACCAATGCCAGCACCCACCATTCCCTCAGGGCCACCAAACACACCACCAGCCGCAATAGCACCAGCCGTTTTAGCAGCTCCAGCAAAACGAGCCTTAGCACCCTTACCGCTAGCACCTGATTTAGCTAATGCAGCTTCTGCCTGATTAATTTCTTGAGTAAGCTTTTTATAAGAAGTTCCTGTTAAGGCTACATTTGCCCTTAGATCTGTTAAGACTGCTATCTGAGTTCTAATATCATTTTCTGTACGCTTAGCTGAGTTACCAACTTCACGGGCCGCAACCCTTAATTTAACTAAATCTCTTGCAGTAGGCTTAGCAGTATTTTGTAGTTGCTTAATACTCTTTTTTAATTTACTAAGATTCTCCGCACCCTCAACAACGGCCTTAATTTTAAAAAGAGTTGAATTATCAGCCATGTTTTTCCTCCTTCTCGTTTAAGAGAGGGATAACAGTCGCTTCCATAATTTGAATACCTTCGAACATGGCGCAATGATCCTTTACTGAGTATAGGGTGCAAAGCCACTGAAGTACTTCATATTTAAGACCAATTACACCACTCATTGATGTATTCCACTGAGTCTGCATCTTCATAAACATCATCACAATTTCCCAATTACATTCCCAGACTTCAAATTCTGGATTTTTGGGCTTGTCTGGGACATCAAGGACACCGAGGGCAACTGCATCATCGTAACTATCATCAACAACAACACCTTTACCCGCCCAGTGCTCAGCGGCCTCCTCTAGTTTTTTACTGGAGCACCCTCTAGTGATTCAAGCAATGATTTGATGACAGCTTTACTTACATGTGTGTCATCAATAAGTTCAATTTTATTTGCTTTAGTAAACGAAAGAGCCTCTCCTTTCTCATCTTCTATTTCTTCCCATCCAACTAATACAGCCTCCAATAATTCCTTATCACCGACCTCAACTAATTTACTAATAGCAGCACGACCTAATTGCTTGAATACTGCTGTAAATTCTTGAATGTCGAAAGTCCCTGGTAATTCAGCAGAAGGGGATTCGACTTTTACAGGCCACTTATAAGAAGTGACCTTCTTGCGTATGAAAGGCATAAAGAAATAATTTCCAGCCCAAGCCTAATACACGTTCTAGGTGAAAGCTATGCTGATCTCATCATTTCCAGCGTTAGGAGTAGCCATGAAAGGAAGATCTAACATGACAATTCCATCTGAATCACTATAAGTAGGAGTACTTAAATCAGATTTAGGACAAGAAACTGTAACTTTGTTGCCAGCAGTAGTTCCATGTAACCAAGTATTAGTGCCCGTAGAACTTCCAGTTGCATCAGTAAAGAAGTTATGAGCACTAAGAGCAACCATCTCTACACTTGCCGTCCCAGAAGGTGCTCTATCTGTAATCATCACTTCTTTTGTTCCTCCAACTAATTCTCTGTAAACAAGCTCATTATTCATATCAAACGACCATGACTGCAAAGCAGCACCGTAGCCATAGATAGAGAAAGCAGAAGTATTACCGTTTGTAAAGATCAGAGGGCTTGCTTGATTGCTGTAAGTGCAAGTAGGAACCGCTGTATCTGTAGGAGCGTTATATATGCCTGTAAAAGAAAACGAGATAGTAGGAATCTGGCCTACTTCGCAATTAAGGCTAAAGCTGCCTCTTGCGCCTGTGATTTTATGTCTTATCCCATCTGTGTTGTAGTAAATCGTAACACTAGGGAAACTTGCAGAAACAGGAGCATAAGTATCAGAAGTATTTGAGACAGTCGTGAGATCCATCCCACACGCTTCTAAGGCAGGGCCAAATTTTGGGGCCGTTCCTGCTGTACCCGATCCAACAAGTTCACACTCGAATGTGGCAGTAACTCTAGTGTTCGCCAATAATGTCTCAAAATTGCCTAGATATCCTCTTACGGTATCCCTAGAAACCTCATCGCTGACAACAGGCTCAACTGTGAGATCACGAACTCTTACCGCATTAGCAGAACCTGTTGGAGTTGGGTCAGTGCCATAGCTTGATTCTTTCTTAAGTAAGATTGTTCGCTTGCGATAAAGTTTTGGCATTGCTCAAGGTGTCTAAGACAGATAACCCTATATTAAAGGGTAATTGATAAGAAGTAATAATTATTGGGTTAAATCGTCAACGTCAGTTCTATACCTAATAACCCAGTTAGTACTAATTAATCCAGCCGGTTGATCAGAGTCGATCATTTGGAAATCTACTCCCACGGGCTGAACATCTATTGCGTGACCATTCAACGTCAAATCAGCGCACATTTTAGAGTGAAGAGATTCGACAATTGGATCTGCAACCTCATCAGGACTACTTGTAGTAGTACCTCTAGCTATAACCGCAATTCTGACCTGCATTGACCAATCAAGCGTAGGCAACGAAGTTCCCTGAGTAGCCTGATCAGAAACAGGTTCAACTACTATTGCAGGAGACTCACCACGGGTTAAAGGAACAACACGAGAGCGATAAATGCGAGTCGAAACATTTGTAGTCCCAGCTAGGACTGTCATGATTCGATCTAAAATATGTTCTCTTTTAGTAGTCATGTTAGGTCTTCTGTAACGAAATCATTACCTCTAACCCATCATTCATACTCCTTGTTTCTCTAACTGTATAGTCGATATCTGCAACAGTAATTGAATCATTAGCAACTAAAGCACCAAAATCAGAAGCCTTTGTTCTCAGCGTGTAGTCAGTAAATAAGACCATTCCATCCGCTATCACTTGAGTAGGTTCGGAAAGAATCCCGTTGGCAGTCTTGCCGCTAGCCGTACAGCTAACAGCAAAAGGACTGTCCAACATTGTGTCTATATCGTCTGAGAAAGACACCTAATTAATTAGTACTTAGAAGAAACAAGAGCTGTCACGCATAAAGCACCTGCGCCTGTTCCACCTGCAACAGTTGTAGAAACCTTGATGTAACGTTCCAAAGTAGAAACGTTCAAGTAGATCTTCTCAAACTTTGCGGAGTTGGCTCCTGTGGTTGTGAAAGCACCATCTGTAACATCAGAGTAAGTACCACCAGAAGTGGAACATTCAGTGATTTTAACAGCGTAAGTAATTCCAGATCCACCAGCTTCTGCTGACAGAATAAATGCTGCTGATCCTTCATAACCTTTAAGGTCAATTGCAGATCCGACGCCTGTTGCAGCAACAACATCGTTTGGCAGTAGGTCTAGGGCTGTTGTTTTAGACCCTAAGTTTTGAATGGTCATTCTTCGAGTTCCTCAAGGGGTGAAGGAGAAGGTTTTTTAATTTTAGGAGTTGTCTTTTTCTTTACAGGTTTCGTCTGAACTTCACAGACTACAGCTTCTTTTGCTTTACCCATTCCAAAAATCAGCTCTGCATCTTCAGGAGAAGCATCGACTACCTCCCCTGCTGATACATAAGAGCCTTTTAAGTAGAAAGAGCGTATAGCCTCAATCTTCATGCTTAAGCACCAAGACAGAAACTACCAGCATGACGCACAGCAACATCACAGTCTTGTAGAACCCTGATGCGAATAGTGCCACTTGTGCTGTGAGTGTAAGGATCAGCCATGAGATCCAATCCTGACCAGTAGCCAATAATCAAATCAGACCAATTTCCATACCAAACATCTCCAGCTTCCACTTGATTAGAGAGATAAGCAGGATAACCATTAACAGTGTTGTCACCAGTCCAAAGGAATAGACCTGAACCTGTATCTTTTGCACGAACTTTCATGTTTCCACGAATAGTTGCGTTAGTGATGTAGGAAAGATTTCCGACTAATGCGTTTGCTGTTGCAACGTCACTTTCCATACCAACTGCTTCTGCAAAGGTTGGGTTGTTACCAGCACCAAATGCCTGAGCACCAATACCTGCAACATTATGAAGACCGAGAGGCTGATTAGCAGCACCAGTTCCATAAAGAGCAGCTCTGTCTATTTCAAGAGCAATAACAGAAGCAAGATCAGATCTCACCATCTGCTCAACATCTATTGAAGACTGAAGAATTAACTTCCTTGAAATATCGGTATAAGCACCAACTGTACGCGGTATCAAGGAAACTTGAGCGATAGTCTGCTGTGATTCTGTTGGAGAACCTGACTCAGCGACCCAATATGCGGTGGCAGCACCTGACTGTTTTGGAATTGCTAAATTTCCTTCTAGTCCTGTAAGAACTCTCGCACCTGCTTGATTTAAGGCAGAAGCGTTACGAAGCAAATCAATGAAATTTGCAGAATCAAGTTCTGTCTCAACTAAATTACCGCCAGCAGTTGCAGGGGAAGTCTTTAAATCTCTGCGTAATACATCATTTGGAAGTGTAATTCCAGCAGAAGGCTTACCACGTTTAGCAGCAGCAGCTTCAGAAACTTCAATTTCAAATGCAGCCTTTTCTCTAGCGTTACGATCACCAGGATTAGCAAGATAGTTAAGTGCTCTTAAGAAAGAGAAACTTCTAGCTTCTTTTTCAGTTAGGCCAACATCAGCAGATTCAGCTTCTGGCTGAATAGCTTCTGGCTTCCATTCACGAAGAACGGCAGCGTTAAATTCCTCAACGCTACGCTCTTCTCTAATGTACTGATCGCCTAGATCTTTTAGGCCGTACTTTTCTGAAACTGTTTGAATTTCTTGGATGCGGCTACGCTCAGCTTTGATCACTTTTTGAGTGTCAACTTCTGAACGCACCACTTCCAATTCTTTATCAGGAGTAGTGGTCATTTCAACTTGGGGTGGAATGGACGGTGCGACAGAAGCCGCTGAGGAGTCGTTAGAACGATCTTCTCTTACCATAGTATCTATCTTATCGTTATTAGTTGCAGATCTTCCTATACCTATTGAATTATCTGCCCCGATTGCTGTCACCGTAACCTCGTAAGGCTCCCAAGATGTAGCAACAAAATCATCCCCACGTTGCTCCATCTCTTTTATCTGATAACCCACCGAAATATTCCGAATGATGCCATCTTTGATGTCTCTTAAAACAGAAGATGCAAACTCTTCCTTACTAAAACGAACAGAGGCATAACCTCTTTTCTTAGATTCATCAATCCAAGCTTTTTCAACAACCCCAATTACTCTTTCAGCATCATGATTCCAGAGAACAGGAGCACCATCATTTAAACGACCTAGATCAACTGATTTCTTTGAGTGATCTAAGACTTCGTTACCAAAGTAACGCATCACACCCTGTTCTGAACTAAAGGGAAATTCAAGAGTACGTTCTTGTTTCTCAACCTCTCTAACTTCGAGACTTAATTCCCGACGAGCTAGATTTTTTTCATAATCACGTTCCATCTTCTGAATTAGGGGAATTAGATTTATCTTCTACTTTAGTCGAATCTGGCTCAGTATCAAATTTCAGTCCTAATTGCTCTGCCATTTCAATTTCATTTTTACGTGCTGTAAGTAACTCTTCTAAATCACCACCCATTTCGGCAACTACTTGAGCTTGAGTTTTAAAGCCTGACCTGACTGCCATTTGAGCAGATTGCACCTCCTTAATGGGATCAACCCATTGCCATCCAGGGAATAGCCATCTAACTTGTCTATAACGATCAGGATCGAATTGATAATTAGGTAAATCTAAAATGCCACTAAGCACAGCAACTTCGAGCCATTCATCAAAAATAATTTGTAATAAATTATCTTTTAACTGAGCTTGAATAGCCTTAAAAGCCTGTTGATCTTGCAACAAACTTAACCTAGAAGAAGAATAATTAGTCTGACTGTAATCCCTACTAATTGCCTCATAAGAACAACCAACACCACTGGCAAGTGCTCTCAACATGGCCCTAAGAAATGGTTCAAATTGACCATCAGGCGCATCCAAGTTAGGAACATGAACAGATTCACCTTTAGCAAGATAGCGAATCGAACCAGGGCTCATGTCATATACACGCTCTTCATCTTCTATATCATCACCAGATAATTCACCTTCTGGTGATTGTATCCAAGCCATTAACGCTGAACTTGCCCTTGCTCTGACTAATTCAGCCTGTTCATAACCCTGTAAATGATGAAGTCTCTCGATTGCAGACGCTAGCCACGGCACACCTCTAGTTTGCCCTGGTCTCTCAACCTTATAAAGATGAATCACATCTTTAGCTGAGACAATAATATGTCTTTTCTTATTGGCAGGAAGAGTAGAAAACGATGTATCACCAGGATGTCTCGTAAAGAAAGCATAGTTCTGAGGCCTTCCCCACGTATCAACCTCAACACCCATACGCCATTCCCAACCTTTTTTACTACTCTTCCCGTCATAATCCTCATCAAGCATGTCACTTTCTAATACTTCTAAAGCAAAAGGAATAGCAGAACGACCAAATTTTTCACCACGGACAATCCTGATTAAACATTCACCACCTTCAACCATTGAACTAACAGCCGTTCTAGTTATGTCATCCCAGGAAAGTTTTCCCGCAGTATGACAACTATCCTTTCTTCCCCATTGATGCCACGCATGTTCAATCTGCTGATTGATTTTTTGATCTAATTTTCCCCCACGCTGTTTTCTGACCTGCAATTGCAACCTGACTCCTATACCAGTTGTATTGTCAACAATGCAACGGATAGCATTTCGTGCATAATCCACATCACGGATTAATTGCCTACTTCTATTCCTAAGTTTCTTGAGACTGCCCTTGATTTCACTATCAACTGAAGTCGTATTTGTTACCCAATTAGAAGTAAGGCGATTAATATTCGCACCCGCATAAGAACGACGAATAGCAGATGATTTCTTTTGAATTACGGATGGATTTGATTTCCATAATTCACGCCAAGCAGATTGAATACCCATGATTAGAAAAACCTCACGTACATAGCATGTGGATTACCTTTTTGATTAGCCATTTTATCCGCCTTCTGCTCTCTATTAACGATATCTTTCAAGCGATCTCTCCACATTATCAAGTCAGGTATATCAATGCTTTTGAAAGTTCTATCTCCAATCGTGTATTCCTTAGACCTGCCTGTAGTAATCAACCTCAAAGCAGCATCAACGGCTTCTAAATCTTGGACAGCCTGAGATTTTCCATTTAATGCTGGTATTGATGCACCTGTATAGGACAAAGCCTCTGAAACAGTGAACTGTCCAGATCCAATTACATACTTTTCAGCACCTTTAGAAACCTCTGCATTAAAGAACCAATCACCAGCAATAAAACCAGCACTATCTGTAGCACTGATTTCAGTTTGCCAACCTGTTCCATGAGCAGTTGCAGTAGCAGTATGCCCCTCAGTTGGAGTATTTGTTCGCAAGTAATACTTTAAAGTCCATCCATCTGTAGACTGAATAGGATCGCCAAAGGGATCTGAAGTACCATCATCCCTCCATTTAACGGTTGTACCCGCCCTAATTTTGCCTGGAATATTCATAAATAGTACCTACCAATTGTTGACATAATCCCGTCCAGAACGATTACTCTTTGAGTTTAGCTTGTTTTCAGAAGGTTTTTTAGGCTCATTTAAGAGCTTTTTAGCATGATATAACCAAATTTTAGACCTTGGATAGCGTTGATAGAGCAAATTAAGCCCTGCATAAGCGTAAACAAGCTCATCTAAGCGTTCACAAGGTACGCCTGCCTTCTTTACCCAAGTAGGAACAGTAAATCCACTTCTATTTGACTTTAAAATCTGTCTTTCTGCTGTCAATTCTCGGAAATAACTCTCGTCAGTTTCTGAGTGAAAATGTAAATAGCCAGGGCTAGGCCCTTCCTTGTTAAGTTTATTATGCCTTACTCTTCCCATTAGTGCATCTTTACAAGTATCAGAACCAACCATATAAAGAATCACACTGCCCATCAAAGACTTACCTTTTGTATTGATATCAATCCGTTTTCCTCTACTAATAGGTGGTTGACCTCTTGTACTAGCACCCTTAATAGCAACAACACCAAGATTCAAACGAGTCCTGCAATATTGGTAAACAGGCATTGTTCT